TGACACAATGTTCTGGCCCGGCGTTGGGCGCTTCTTCGACCATGAGGGTAAGCGGTTCATCAACACCTATCGGGAAACAGGCGTTGCTCCTTGCGAAATGATCGACGGTGACGGTCAGGCTGTGATCGACCTGTTCATGGGCCATGTAGCCTTCATGATAGAGGATAAAGCAGAACAGACGCTGCTGATCGATTATCTGGCGTGGATCATCCAGAAGCCAGGGCAGAAGATCAACTGGGCGCTATTGATCCAAGGGGCCCAAGGCGTCGGCAAGAGCTATTTTGCTGTTGTTATGCAGAACCTTCTTGGCCTGATGACCCGCAACGTCGAGCCTATGGCCTTGAGCGGACGCTTTACCGCATGGGCGCATGGTGCTTTGCTTGCGGTAATTGAGGAAATACGGATCTCAGGCGATAACCGCTTCGAACTGATCGACAGGCTCAAACCATTTGTGTCCAATAACGTGGTCCAGATCGAAGAGAAGGGCCGTGACCAGCGCACTGTGCCTAATTTTCAAAGTTACCTATTGTTGACAAACCATAAAGACGCGCTGCCTGTCAACGAGAACGACAGGCGGTATGCGCCGATCTTCTCGCGGGTCCAGTCGGAGCACCAGTTGTTTGATGAGCTTGGGAGCCGTGAGGGCGCTGACGCATACTTTACCAAGCTGTTTGACGATAGTGAGCGTAGGGCGGATGCCTTGTCTTGGTTCCTACGCAATTGGAAGATCAGTGATGGCTTTTCTGCAAAGGGTCGTGCACCACACACGACTGCCCGTGAGGAAATGATCTCACTGGCAGTCTCACCAGATCGCTGTTTAATTGAGGATGCCATCGACCAGATGCGTTGCGATGTGATCAATGACCAAGTGATTGATGTCACTTGGCTCAATAAATTGTGCGAGGCTGAGGGTGTAATGCTGCCAAAGACAAGGACCGTAAGCGCCATACTTTTGGAGATGGGATACAGGCAAATGGACGGTCGGAGGATCAAAATCAGTAAGACAAACATCTACCATTATGTGTGGCATAAGGGCCCTGGAGAGGGTATCAAAAACACCTTAAATTCGTTCCATAATGTTAGGGCGCAATGATTTTGACATTGCGCCCTAGGGTTTTTCAAAAGGGCGCAATAACCACTTTTTAAAACATTGCGCCCTAACATTGCGCCCTAACCTTAAACTACTGATATATATAATTAATATGTATATATTTTATAAAAAGGGCGCAATAAATATAAATATAAGTTATATTAGAGTATATAATATTTTAACGTAAAAGGTAGGGTTACAGAGGTATAAATATATTTTTCTGTATATAAGTAGCAGTATAAGAAACTTTGCGCCCATTGCGCCCCAACTGGAGAAAATGATATGAGTGATAATGTGAACCAACCATCCCATTATAGGCAGGGTGATGTTGAGTGTATTGATGCTATCAAATCTGCATTGACACCAGAAGAGTTTAGAGGGTACTGCAAGGGCAACGCGCTGAAGTATATTTGGCGTGAAAGATATAAGGGCGGTGGTGAGTCACTTCGTAAAGCGTCGTGGTATCTAGACCGACTAAATGATTTGGTGTAATGATTAAGGAACATGACATGGATAACGAAATGAACAACAATGGCGAGAAGTGCGTGGATTGCTATTTTTTCCAGCAGTCACCAAACGGTGATCACGGCTATTGCAAATCATTGCCACCAGTGTTCACTGGAATGGACGAGCGCGGACGCCCAAAGTTTTTTAATCCGGTTGTAAGTCCACACAGTTTCTGTTCGTTGTTTGAGGAACTCTAATGCTGGCGCTGAAGGTTGACACGACTGATCTGGATGTAAAGCTGAAGATGCTTATGGAGATGCCTGATCTGATTGTTAAGTCTGTCGTTGGCGCAATGACTGAGACTGTCAATGAGGTCCATGCTGCTCAGCTTCAGGAAATGAAGTTATCGTTTAATAATCCTACGCCTTGGTTACAGAAGGGTCTTATTAAGTCTTTACCATATGGCAAAGATCGGCAGTCCGGTGGTATTCGTATGGGTCAGACACTGGCCCAGAGCGGAACATACTTTGAAGAGTTCCCCGTTGGCCGTTCGCCAAATGATATTATTAGGCCACATGTTAAGGGTGGGCCACGGGGGCTCAAGGCTAATGAAAAGCGGATGCGTAATTTTACGCAAGGCGCTGGCCCGTATGCGGTTATGGGCTATTCATATCCAAAGAACACTTATGGTAACATACCTGGCTCTGTATATTCACGCATGTTGGCAGACCTTGGAACTATTCCGACAGCTATACCCAGATCTAAAGAAGGTCGTCCTAAAGACGCCAAGTTCTTTGTGATGAAGCAAGATGACGGCCAAGAATATATTGCGGAGAGGGTCGGAAAGAACCTACGCACAGTTTTGGTATTTACGAAGAAGACACCGAAATATAAAGTCCGATATAACTATTACGAAGTTGGTAAAGCTCAAGTTAAATATTTCCTTCCTAGGCACTTTGACCGCATATTGAAAAGATATATGGATAGGCTTTAATTATGAATGATAATTTAAATCACGAAGGGCCATGCCACCTCTTTGCTACAAACCTTTTGAACGATCTTATGATTATCTTGGACAATGCCGCAAAACGGGGTCTAGATTCATTGGATGGGGACGGTCTACCAATCTATGATTTCGCCTATTGGTCTGGCGAATGCGCGAAAGCGCTTAACGTAAAGAAAATTGCTCCGTGAATCGTATAGGGGGTGCGATTTTGCCTCATAAATCGTATGGGGGGTGCGATTTTGCATCATGAATCGTATGGGGGGTCGTTTTCTTGCTCGATGACGCACTTTTATTGCTTTGACGCGCAATATTGTTGCGTTATTGAGATAAGGTTGCGCTATCGAGCAAATCCCGCAATATTATAACGTAAAATCCCATGTTCGCGCAATATTATAACGTAGACGCAATAAAGCATCGCCCTTGCGCAATAATATTACATTAAGCAATAATCTATCAATATTGAGCAATAATGCTAATAGCAGCGCGATTGCGTCAATTGGTGCAACTTGGCTTTATATATAGGGCTCGCCCACGACAAAATGTCGTGCCGTGAATTTAATTGTTGACACGGCCTAATGTCGTGCTAAATAGGGGCTTCTACCAATTAAGGATTAATCAAATGACAAATTTAATCAACTGTGGCGCACTTGTATTTATCGCTGGCATCATACTCATTCAGCGCGGCGTAGACGGATCGCTCTTAGTTAACGGCCACCACGGCCTTGCTCTGGCTTGCCTAGTTATCTTGGCCAGCGCAGTGCGTCTCTTGTGGGCTGGCCTTGACGAAACAATCCAAGATTAATTCAATCGGGCTGGCAATCATGCCCGCCCTATCAATCACAGTAAAATAAAGGACAGTAACATGACAAAAGACATGACCACCACCACCACCGCATTTGACCGGTGGCTTAGGTTTTACGATGCTAAGTTTGAGCGCATCTCGAACGACAGCCTCAAGGGATACTGGTATTTATATGGGCGCGACAGCGATCAACCCGCAACGGCACGAGATATGGCCGCATGGGCGTCCGTCAATGGGGAAATGTTCGATCGCGGCTTGTGATCGACGCAATCGACAGCATAGCCTAGCCTAGCGCCATGATAGCCGCGCAGTTTAACGGTCGCGCGGCATTGGTGGCACTAGAGCCAATATAGGAGCACATAACATGACAACAGATAATACATGCAACGGCTGGCGCAATGCCGCAACGTGGACCGTCAACCTATGGTTTGGTGATAGTTGGGGGGAAATGCAATCGCAAGGCGTCACTATGTCCGCGATGGAATGCCGCGATGACGTTGAGCAATATGTTGAGGATATGATCGGCCAATCTAGCAGCAAGCCCGGATTTTTATGGGATATGCTGGACCTGAACACTGTTGATTGGGCAACACTAGCCGCGCACCATGCCCCTGAAACAGATTGGATCGAAACGTGATCGCCCACATTATAACGCTAACAGTTTTTTGGGGTGCACTTGCCCTAGCTATCGTCACAATAATCATAACATTAAAGGGAGCATAAAAGATGCTAATGATCAACTATACCGTTTACGCCAATATCGACAATATCGACACTTCGGAGGTTTCGAGGCATCGCAATTTAAAAAACGCGGGAAAGTCATGGCAAGCCGCACACACTGGCAATATGCGCCGAGTCCTCGACGAAAATGGGAATGATGTTACCTGCGCCGCGATTGATGCTGCCAACGGTCTTTGATTGATCGGCTTCCCTGCCCGCGGGACAAGCAAGCGAATTTCCCAATTGCGTTTCGATCGAGCCGATATTTTAATATTAACATTAGGAGTAATTAATCATGCATCAATTGCAATTTACACGCATTAGTCGCAATTCGAAAACAGGACCTATGCCAGTGACGACAACAAGCGAGGAAACTTGCCCTAGCGCTTGCCCGCTTAAACACAATGGTTGCTTTGCCGATAGTGGGCCCCTTGCCTTGCTATGGCGCAAGGTAACAGAGCGCAAAGCCGGCATTGCATGGAATGACGCAATGGCGCAAATCGCCAAGCTACCGAATGGCACCCTATGGCGTCACAATCAGGCTGGCGATTTGCCCGGCATAGGCGATGCAATCGACGGGATAGCGTTAAAGGCGCTTGTGCGTGCCAATAAGGGCAAGCGCGGATTTACCTATACACATAAGCCAGTATCCCGGAACGCATGCCCGCAAGAGCAAGCAAACACGCATAGCGTTGCCTATGCTAACGCCAAAGGTTTTGCAGTTAATCTTTCCGCCGATACTCTGGCGGAAGCGGATCAATTAGCAGACTTGGCAATTGGTCCCGTTGTCGTTGTTTTGCCAACGGAACAAGTAACGGCAACAAAAACACCAAATGGGCGAACGGTTGCAATTTGTCCCGCCGTACTATCGGACAACGTCAATTGCGTTTCGTGCGGGCTTTGCGCCATGATCGACCGAAAGTCTATTATCGGCTTCCCCGCGCATGGGACAAGCAAGCGCAAGGCAAGCGCCGTCGCAATGGGAGTAAATTGATATGACAAAGCATTGGACCGCATGGGCAGTATTACACAACGGCGAGCGGATAACCTGGCCTAATCTTAGGCAAGCGCAAGCAAAATGGCGATATGATTTTATTATGCGAAACCTATTATGTCGCGGAATCAGCGTGAAAGAATTCGGATATAGGAAAGAGCAATGAACAATGAACATTAAGCAATGGCGCAAGGCTCGCGCCTTAACGCAAGAGCAAGCCGCAAGCTTGCTGGCAATCACCCCACGACATTATCAGCGCATAGAGGCTGGCCATAGGCCCATATCACCCATGATAGAGCGATTGCTACAGTTGATATAAGCGATGGCCACAAGATAACCAAAAGACTCACCCGCGCAACGCGGGTTTTTCTTTGCCTATCGTATAGGTAATGGCATCTATACCAGGCATATCAAACAAGCCCCATATAAGCCGTTCTAGGCCATGCCGTTCACGCCCGCTAGATACCTAGCAGGGTGCTCTGTTTCGTGCCTGTGGCATGCCTCTGAGCTCCCCTATGGCCTATGCCAGCACGCTATCGAAAGCGGGTCCTCCCAGCCGATCCCCCCTAGCGGGTAATTAGGACCCCAATGAAAAAGCAGAGAGCGGAATTATCAAACCTATCTTTGAAATATTGTTGCGCCGATTTGGGGTGGACATAGGAAAGCCTTGCTGTCACAATGCGTTTGAGCGAGCCATGTATAACCGTTTTCGGGAGACTACGGGATTCAAGTACGTCATCTAAATACCGAAACAAAGTGACGGGCGCACTCATCAGGACGAAATAAAATTACATTTTATAGGAATTATCAGACCCATGCCAGAGCCTAAAGAACGGAAACCCACAACTGGCGGCATACTGATTGGCTCAAGCTATGATGAGGCCCGTACCCGCAAGATTAACGCAGAGGCAGAAATCTCTGAGTTGGAGTTGGCGAAGATTCGCGGCACACTGTGCATGACTGATGATGTGGTTAAGGCATGGGAAGGCGTTCTTCATGCATGTAAGGCAAAGTTACTCGGCTTGCCCAGTAAGATGGCTCCAGTGCTGTCAAATATAACCGACACTGCCCTGATCAAGAACCATGTCGAACTAGGTATCCGTGAGGCGCTAGAGGAACTGTCCAACTACCAACCTTCAGTAGACCCTGCACGGACTGGCGCGTCTGTTCCACCTGTGGATGGTGTGATCGAGGTAGAAGAAAAGCCTAAGCGCAGAGTAGGTAGGCCAAAGAAGGGCCGGACCATAATCGTATGATCGAGCAAGCAACAAGAGAGCTTGCACTTGAAGCTATGCGTGGTGCGATGAAGCGCCTGACGCCACCTCCGCACTTGACGATTTCTCAATGGGCAGACCTTGAGCGGAGGCTGGACAGCCAATCGTCGGCAGAGCCAGGTCGATGGTATACCTCACGCGCTGAGTATCAACGTGGCATCATGGACGCTTGTTCTGACCCCTTGGTTAAAGAGGTTATTGTGATGTGCGGATCTCAGTCCGGTAAGTCTGAGGCCATCTTGAATACAGTTGGCTATCACATGCACCACGACCCGTGCCCGATTTTATTGATGCAACCAACAGTTGACATGGCACAAGCGTTCTCAAAGGATCGTATCACGGCTGGTTTGATCCGCCCGACCCCTGCACTCCAAGGTCTTGTCAAAGACAGTAAGGCGAAAGATGCAAACAATACAACGCTTCACAAAGTATTCCCTGGCGGCGCTTTGTCTCTTGTTGGGGCTAACAGTCCTGCTTCCCTTGCTTCTCGCCCGATCCGCGTTGTTCTTGCTGACGAAGTTGACAGATACCCTCCTTCTGCTGGCGAGGAAGGTGACCCGATCTCTCTGGCAAAGCGTCGAGCGGCTACATTCTGGAACAGAAAGTTCATAGCGGTATCTACACCAACCAATAGTGGGGCCAGCCGGATCAGTGCGCTGTATGAGGATAGCGACCAGCGCAAGTACTTTATTCCTTGCCCACATTGCAGCCACAAGCAGACGCTGAGATGGGCACAGGTGCAGTGGGACGATAGCCCCAAGACCGCGAAATATTATTGCGAGGGGTGCGGCGCTGCATGGAACGAGGCAGAGCGTCACTTGGCTGTATCAAATGGTGAGTGGGTTGCGACCAAGCCATTTAACGGATCTGCTGGGTTCTGGTTCAATGCGCTATACTCGCCTTGGGTCGATCTTGTCGATACGGCTGAAGAGTTTCTGTCTGCTCGCAAGGATCCAATGCGCCTAAAGACCTTCACCAATACGATATTGGCTGAGGTGTGGGAAGACCAAGGTGAAGGCGTTGATGATTATGCTATCTCGCAACGCAAAGAGGATTACGAGGGGATACCTGATGATGTGGTTGTTCTGACTTGCGGCGTTGACGTTCAGGATGATCGACTTGAGGCGGAGATTGTGGGCTGGGGCGCTGGCGAAGAAAGCTGGCAGATTGAGTATCATGTTCTATACGGTGATCCATCGACGCCAAGCCTGTGGGCGAAGCTCGACGATATTCTACTGGCGACATATGAGCATCCATCTGGAGAGCCAATGCTGATCAGATCGACTTGTATTGACTCTGGCGGTCACCACACAAGAGCAGTTTATAACTACGCCAAGACACGCGCTGGGCATAGAGTGTTTGCGATCAAGGGCGTCGGCGGAGAAGGTAAGCCGATTGTTGGTCGCCCATCGCGGAACAATATCGGCAAAGTGCCGTTATACCCAATCGGTGTTGATACAGCCAAGGAAGTTCACTACTCGCGGCTAAGAATAGATGAGCCTGGTGGTGGCTACTGTCACTTCCAAGCAAAGCGTGATGACGAGTATTTCCGTCAGCTAACGGCGGAGAAGCAAGTAATCCGGTATCATAAGGGCTACCCAGCAAGAACTTGGATTAAAACCAGAACTCGAAACGAGGCACTGGATGTAAGAGTTTATGCGATTGCTGCTTTCCATATTCTAAATATTAATATAGATAGCATAGTGAAGCGGTTTCATGTTACAATAAATCGCAGATCGGACGCTTTGTCTGGAGTTGATGAGCCTAAACCGCATCCATTGGCTTCGAAGAAAGCACCGAAAAGAGGTGGTTTTGCTAATAACTGGCGCTGAGGGATAATGGCTAATCTTTTTGATGAAAGCAATGCACCAGAGGGCGAACCTTTAAAGATCGTCGTTGGTGATTTCCTTCAGTGGAAAAAGACTTCGCTTGCCGAAAACTACCCCCCTGCCTCATACTCAGCAGAGTATGTTGCGCGTATTGCCGCTGGCGCTACTGCTGAAATCAAGATTGCTGCCGTAGAGCGCACAGACTATTACTTATTCCAAGCTACCAGTACAGCCACTTCTGCGTTTGAGGTTGGATACTATCATTGGCAGCTTGAGGTTACGCAGACGTCAACCAACAATCGCATTGTTATTGAGCGCGGTGAGTTTGAAGCCATTGCTGATCTGGATAACAATAATGCTGATCCACGCACTCACGCTGAGACAATGCTGGACAAAATCGAGAGCCTTCTTGAGGGTCGCGCTGACAAGGACGTATCCTCTTACTCGATACAAGGGCGCTCAATCTCTAAGATGACGATCTCTGATCTGCTTATGTGGCGCGATTACTATCGCAAAGAGGTATTAAGACAGAGGCGCGATAACGACATCGCACTTGGCAAGCCCACTAAAACTACGATGAAGGTTCGGTTCCTATGAGTCTTTGGCGCGAAGTTCTGGGTCTGCCTGAAAAGGCAACTAAAGTTTCAAAGCGTTCGTATCATGCGGCTAGCACAAGCCGTTTGTTCGCTGATTTCATGGGATCGAGCCGTAGCCCTGACAACGAACTGAAGCCCGACCTTATACTGATGCGTAATCGCGCTCGGCAACTGGCGCGTGACGATGTCTATGTCAAACGCTATTTGACACTGCTAAAGACCAATGTGGTTGGCAGCACTGGTATGAGCTTGCAGATCAAGGCCCGTAATACTGACGGGTCCTTGGATATTATAGGCAACCAAATTATTGAAGATGCTTTTACCCAGTTTGGCTTAAAGGGCAACTGCACTTCAGATGGTCGCCTTAGCTGGATTGACTTGCAAAAGTACGTCATGGAGGCCACGGCTCGTGATGGCGAAGCGTTTATACAAGTAGTTCGCAATCGTACCTTTATCCACGGCATCGCCTTTCATCCGCTTGAAGCGGACATGATCGACGAGCAGAAGAACCAGCGTTACAAGAACGGTAACGAAGTTCGCATGGGCATCGAGATCGATGAGTATCAGCGTCCGGTGGCCTACTGGGTCAAGAAGCGTCACCCAGGTGATCTTGATTTTGCGACATACACTATAAACCAATCTGAGCGAATTGACGCCAAGAACATCATCCATGTTTACGATCCGCTTCGCGCTGGTCAGACACGCGGTGAACCTTGGATGGCTTCTGCCATTGCCCAGTTAAAGATGCTGAACGCGCACAGAGAGGCGGAACTGGTCGCATCGCGTATGGCGGCGTCCAAGATGGGTTTCTTTACGTCAGAAAGCGGGGAGGATACACCAGCCGACGATTACGACAATGGTGTCCCTATCATTGATGCTGAGCCTGGTACATTCCACCAGTTGCCAGCGGGTGTTGACTTTAAGCCATTTGATCCAACCCATCCTGCGACTGCCTTTGCCGAATTCCAGAAGGGTGTCCTGCGCGGGATCTCTTCTGGATTAAACGTATCATACGCATCCCTATCGAACGACCTTGAGGGAACTTCTTATAGTTCCATCCGTCAGGGTGCGCTTGAGGAGCGTGACGCATACAAGATGATGCAGCAGTTCCTATTGGAGCATTTCATCATCCCTGCTTATTCTGCATGGCTAAATCATGTGATGGAGTTCGGTTATATTCCGATTCCAGCCACACGCTATCCTAAGTTCTTTGCGGCATCCTTCTTCCGCGCGCGCGGCTGGCAGTGGGTTGATCCGCAAAAGGAAGTCAATGCAGCCGTCACAGCGATGCACAATGGCATCATGTCAATGCAGGATGTTTCAGGTCAGTATGGCCGTGATATTGAAGAAACGTTCTCACAGTGGCAGCGTGATAAAGAAATGGCCGCTCAGTTTGGCCTTGACTTGGCGTTCTTCCCGTTCGGTGGCAACGAGGCCGCTAAACCAATGGTTGATGGAGTAACAGACAATGTCCAGCCATGAGTTGAATGAAATAGATTTAGATGCTATTGTCAACGATAATGTAGTTGAGGAAATTGTTGTGGACAATATCGAAGAACAGGCAACAGCTAATATCGAAATAGAGATCGATACTGAATCTATAGCTGATCCTGAAGAGGATATGCCAGAGAATGTGATGCCAGAAGCAGACCGTAAGGCCCCGCTTGAAATTTTGCATCGTGCTATGGACATGGCTGCTCAGTCTATTGACGAGAGCAAGCGCACTGTTGACATCGCTGTTTCATCTGAGTTGTCGGTAGACCGCTCGTTCGGTAAAGAAGTTTTGGTACATGAATCCAGCGCCATTGATTTGGCGTTCTTGGGTTCTGGCCGCGCACCACTGTTGCTCGATCATGATATGGAGCGCCAGATTGGTGTTATTGAATCCGTGGAACTATCTGGGGACCGTATTCTTCGAGCCAAAGTCAGGTTCGGGCGTTCGGCGCTTGCTCAGGAAGTTTTCCAGGACGTTGTCGATGGTATTCGATCGAATGTTTCGGTCGGCTACCGCGTCAACAAAATGGAGCGTTCTGCTTCGAACAAAGATGAATATCTAGTTCGTTCGTGGTCGCCCCTTGAGGTATCTGTCGTTTCGATCCCTGCTGACCCGTCAGTTGGTGTAGGACGTAGCGCGGCTGCTCTCGAACCCAAACCTACCGTTGAACCTACCATCAAAAAGGAGGACATTATGTCCGAAGTATCCCTTGACGCGGTTCGGGCCGAAGCTGCTGCTGACGCTGCCCGTAACGCAACCGCAATTATTGAATTAGGCGCACGTCACAATAAGCGTGACCTAGCCGACGCTGCAATTAAATCAGGTAAAAGCATCGCAGAATTCCGTGGTGAGTTGCTTGAAGTGATTGGTAACGACAAGCCCCTGGAAAACGAAAACATCGGCATGAGCCGTAAGGAAGTTCGCCAGTTTTCTATCGTTCGTGCGATTGCTTCGCTTGCTAACCCAAGTGACCGTCGCCTTCGTGAAGCTGCCGCTTTTGAATTCGAAGTATCGGAAGCTGCTGCACAGCGTTATGGCCGTACTGCACAGGGTCTTATGGTTCCTAACGACGTCCTTGGCGTCTGGAAGCAGCGTGACCTGAATACGTCAGACGATAACGAAATCGTTGCAACGAACTTGCTTGCTAACGAATTTATTGACGTTCTGCGTAACTCGGCATCCGTCATGCAAGCTGGTGCACGTATGCTCCCAGGTCTTGTTGGCAATGTCGCCATTCCAAAGAAAACCGCCGCATCGGCTGGTGGCTGGATCAGCACAGAAGGCGGCGCTGCCTCTGAGTCGGAACCAACATTCGGTACTGTTTCGATGGTCCCACGGAATGTTGGTGCGTTCACAGACATGACCCGTCAGCTTATCCTGCAATCGACACCAGCCATCGAAGCACTGGTGCGTGATGACCTTACTCAGGCTCTCGCATTGGCAATCGACAAGGGTGCGCTTGAAGGTACGGGCCTTAGCGGTCAGCCAGTCGGTCTTTTGAGCACTGTTGGCGTCAACAAGCCAGCCGCTTTTGCTGATGCTGTTCCAACCTTTGGTGAAATGGTTGCTCTGGAAACGGCAGTTGCCGAAGACAATGCATTGAGTGGGAACCTTTCCTACATCACTGATGCTTCGACATATGGTGGATTGAAGACTCAGCGTAAGGACGCTGGTTCGGGCATGTTCGTCATCGAAGGCAACCAGGCTAACGGTTATCCTGTAATCCGTACCCAACAGGCAACTGCTGGTAACGTATATTTCGGTAACTTTAGCGACATGCTGATCGGCATGTGGGGTGGCCTTGACCTGACGGTTGATCCATACACTGCATCGACCACCGGAACTGTTCGCGTTGTTGCGCTTCAGACTGTTGACGTAGCAGTACGCAACGCTGTATCGTTCGCATACAACAACGACACCGTATAAGAAATGTTGGGGACTGGGATTTGGAAGTCATCTCGGTCCCCAATTTCTGGGAAAATATTTATGCAATATAAATGCATTCGCGGTGTAATCACATCGCAAGGCCCAATTAGTGAAGGTGAGATTGTTACTCTTCCTGCAAGCGAGGCAGTATTGCTTATGCATGCTGGAAAGTTAGCAATTCACGCAGAAGTTCGCGTTGCAGCACCGCCAAAGGTTGAGCACCGTGATCCAGTTGTGAAAGCCCCAAGTAAAAATGGGCGTTGAATCAGCCTCTGACATTTTAGATTTCTTCGAACTCGATGATTTCGCGGATGCTGCCACTTACACTGCTGTAGGTGGCAGTCCCGTTTCTGTTCTTGGCATATTTGATGCCCCACAGGCCAGCCGCAATGCTACAGACCTGATGCAGATCACAATTCCATCACCACAGTTTGTTTGCCGCACTGCTGACGTCCCAGCCGCCGCTGATGGCGATGAGATCATCATTAGGGCCACCGCATATAACGTGCGGGTCGTATTGACTGACGGCACTGGTGTTTCGACGCTTATACTAGAAAAGGTATAACATGTCGCACATGCGTCAAAAGGTGAGGGATTATGTTGCCAATAAACTGGTTAACTTTATCTATGACCGTTTTGGCATTGTGATCCAAGATCGCTTTGATATTAATTTAGAAGCTAGGCAGGGAAATGGTCTACTTTCCACAGGAACCCTTTACAAGTTTAGACGTTATGCGCTTGATGAGGCACAGCTTCCCGCACTGTTGGTCTACACTACAAACGATACAACAAACCTTGCTACTATAGGCAATCGCACCCTATCCCATAGCCTTGAGCTAAGGGTTGATATTATCAACAAGGGATCAAGCGAGAACATATTTGAGAACATAGAGCAGTTCTGCTCTGAACTTAACGGCGCTCTTGAAGAAGATTACAGTTTTGAAGGTCTTGTCAAAAGCTGCATAATAACTCAGTCTGACTTTAGCGTTGAAACAACTGGCGAGAAGGCAGTCGGCATTGGTAAGATGATATTTGATGTTAAGTATATGACTGCGATAGATAATTGTCAGGTGTCTATTTAATGGCGCACATTAACAACCAGATACGCGACAGGATAGCGGAAATCATTGGCGCTTTGCCGTTTTTCTCAGGCCATGTGTACAAGATGCGATCCTATGCCCTAGATGATGCAAAGCTGCCAGCAGCTATTGTTTACACAAACAGGCAATCGAATTCGTTGGCTACTATAGGCACAAAGACGTCCACAGGATCCCTTGACGTATTTGTTGAGATATTTGTGCAAGGGCAAAGCTCGACTATTATAAATCAAGTTGATGACGCCTGTGTTTTGATTGAGGATGCCATTGGTTCTAATTTCCAGTTGGCTGGATTGGCAAAATCATGTATTCTATCCCAATCAGATGTTGACATTAATGTTGAGGGTGAGAAGCCAATTGCCAATGCGCGGTTGTCTTACGCAGTCCAATATGTTACGTTGCTTGCTGATCTGGAGACACCACGATGAAGATGGTCAAAGTATATAACAAAACTGGCGATGAAATACTTGCCTGTGAGGTTGATCTGGACCGCTACGCGCAGATCGGCTGGACGCCCGTTAAAGATAAGCCTAAGGCAAAGCCAGTGGCTAAAGAGGAGACAGAGTAATGGCTACGCACACTGGTTCTGAAGGCACTGTTCGCGTTGGCTTAAATGCCATTGCTGAAATCCGTTCTTATTCTGTTGAAGAAACTGCTGACACAGCAGAAGACACTTCAATGGGTGATTCTTACCGTACCTTCAAGACTACGTTGAAAGCATGGACAGGTTCTGTAGACGTGTTCTGGGATGAGACTGACACTAATGGTCAGATAGCTCTTACTGTAGGCGCTGAGGCCACTGTTAACTTCTTTCCTGAAGGCGCTTCACCTGGAGCGGATGAGAAGTATTATAGCGGTGCTGCAATTGTAACTGGTAAGACGGTGACTGGCAGCTTCGACGGCATGGTTGAGTCAACGATCACGCTTCAAGGCACAGGCGCTCTCTCGCTGCTAACATTAGCATAAGGATAATTGGATGGCTACGCATACTGGTTCTGAAGGCACTGTTCGAGTCGGAGCGACAAACAACGTTCTTGAGATTCGTTCTTATTCCGTTGAGGAAACTGCGGATACTGCCGAAGACACTTCAATGGGCGATGGATACAGGACCTTCAAGACTACCCTAAAGGCTTGGACAGGTTCTGTAGACGTGTTCTGGGATGAATTGGATACGACAGGCCAAGGCGCTTTAATTGTCGGCTCAGAGGTCGCTGTGCGCTTTATGCCAGAGGGCCCAACATCTGGTGATGCATATTTATTCGGCCAAGCTATTGTAACTGGAAAGACCATTACTGGAAGCTTTGATGGCATGGTTG